GGTTATACGCATCCCTCTTTTTTTTTAGTTACAGGACTATACTAAAGGGTATTAATGAATGATTGATCTAAATGACAAAGTAAGTGAAAAAAATCTGGTATTAATCACCGGATTATCACAAGGTCGCATCAATCAAATGAAGGGCAACGAGATCTGGCATTTGGGTATGAGTTTGAAAGAAGCATCACACGCTATTGTCAAATGGCTTGGTCGCAGAGCCGCAGGCCATGTTAGTGAAGATGGCCTAGATCTGGTTCAAGAGAGAGCAAAGTTGGCCAAAGAAAATCGAGAAACAGCGTCACTAAAAAATGCCGAATTACGTGATGATCTGGTCAGATCTGATGAGATAAGACGCGCATTATTTTCCGCTGCACGATCTGTGAGAAATTCTGTGCAAACAATTGCTGATAGAGTTTCAATGCAGATTGCTGGCATGAACGATCAGCACGATATACACGAATTAATTGATGGTGAAATTATGCAGGTTTTGGGTGATATGGAAAACGCTTGGGCAGAGTTGTTACCGGAAGAAAATGATGATGAACGAGATACCGACAACCCAAGTTGATGGCGAGCAATTAGCAGTTGAGGCCATACTTGCTGGTTTGAAACCCGACCCAGTTGAACCTATGTCTGAGTGGGCAGACGAGTATCGAATCCTTAATCAAACCTATGCCGCAGAAGCCGGCAAATGGCGCACCAGCCGCACACCTTATTTAAAAGAAATCATGGATGCTTTTTCACCGTCTAGCCGCTGTGAATTTGTAACCATAATGAAAGGCGCTCAACTCGGATTCACTGAGGCGCTCACTAATATGATCGGCTATATTATTCATCGCGCACCAGCTCCAGCAATGATGGTTCAGCCTACGCAGAATCTTGCCAAGCGTTATTCTAAACAACGCCTAGCCACAATGATTGCAGATATGCCGGTGCTTAAAGGTCTGGTTGCAGATCCACGCGCTAGGGATAGTGGCAATACAACAACTGCTAAAGCATTCGATGGCGGTGTGCTATTTATTGCTGGTGCAAATTCTGCCGCCGATCTGCGTTCAGTACCGGTGCGATATTTGCTATTGGATGAGGTGGATGCTTACCCTTATGATGTTGATAACGAGGGTGATCCGATCGAGTTGGCGATCAATCGTACCAAAACATTTGCGCGTCGTAAGGTTTTGATTGGTTCGACACCGACCGTCAAAGATGTTAGTCGTGTTGAGCGTGAATATTTAAAAGCCGATCAGCGTAAATACCACGTTCCCTGTCCGCATTGCGATGTTATGGATGAGCTGACTTTTCCAAACATCAAATGGGATAAGGATGATAACAACCAGCACCTACCGGAGAGTGCATACTATGCCTGTCCGCATTGCGCTGGCGTTATAAATGAAAGTAGTAAAGCCGAGATGCTTGCCAATGGCCAGTGGGTAGCGCAAGCACCGGAAAATAATTTCAGAGATAAGCGTCGCTCATATCATATTTCCAGCCTATATTCGCCTTGGGAAACTTGGGCGTCTATGGTGCAAAAATTTATTGACGCCCAAGCAGATCCACACTTGTTGAAAACATTTATCAATACAGCGCTTGGCGAGTGCTGGGATGAGGAGGCCAATAGAATTGATATGCACGATCTGCAAAAAACAGCAGAGGAGTATTCGCTTAGAGTTTTACCAATGGGAGCTTTACTTGTAACTTGCGGCGTTGATGTACAGGACAACAGATTAGAATGTGTCTTATATGCTTGGGGTAGAGGAGAGGAATCTTGGGTAATTGACTACCAAGTATTTTTTGGTGATCCAGCCAGTGATGATTTATGGGCAGAGCTTGATGAGTATTTAGAAAAGGAACTGCAACACACTAGCGGCTCCATTGTAAAAGTTAGTGCAGTGGCGGTGGACACCGGTGGTCATCATACGCAAAAGGTGTATGATTTTTGCCGCTTACGTAAACACCGCCATATTATTGCCATTAAAGGTCAATCAACGCGCAATCGTCCGGTCATTGGCAGACCTACAAATCAAGATATATCGATGCGTGGCACGACCATCAAGGGCGGTGTGCAGTTGTGGCCTATTGGCACTGATACTGCGAAAGGAGTTCTATACGGTCGCTTTGGAATCGAGAGTGGTGCGGCCGGATCGGTGCATTTTTCTAAAGATCTGCCAGACGAGTTCTACGCCCAGATCACCGCCGAGAAATTAATCACCCGTTATCACAAAGGCCACCCAATACAGGAGTGGGTAAAGCCGTCACATAGGCGCAACGAGGTGCTGGATTGCACCGTTTATGCACTGGCCGCCGCTTATCACTTGGGGATGAATAAATTTAGTGAGCGCGATTGGTCGCGTTTAGAGGAAATAGTGCAGCCAATTACCGCTGATTTGTTTGAAAATAACGTGCAAAAGGCGGCTGAAAAGGTTAAAAAACCGGAAAAAACTGGCGAAAAAACGCATAAAGTTAAAAACAAAGCCGCTCAAAAGCCTCGCCGCAAAAGGGCAAGCACTGGTTTTGTTGCTAGGTATTAATTATTTTTTATAAAAACTGTTGTTTTTTTCAAAATGATTACGACAATAAAGGTCATCATTCTTGGGATTCTCAATGGCCAACTTATTTGATTCAAGCAACTATCCCGAAACTGAACCATCTCAAATAATTGCAGGCGATAGAGCAGCTTGGAAGCGCACCGATTTAGGCACTGATTATCCCATTGCAACTTACTCTCTTAAATATTCAGCACGTCTTGAAGATTCTGGTTCAACTGAAATTGAAATAACTGCAACAGAATCCGGTTCAGACTACATTATTGAGGTCGGCCAATCAACAACAGCCGCATACACCGCAGGCGTATATCACTGGCAAGCCTACATCACCCGAACGAGTGATAGTGAGCGCGTCACTGTTGATAGTGGTACTTGGGAAGTTATTGCCAATAGAGATGCCGCTACAAGTGATCCACGCAACCACGTCAAGAAAGTATTGGATGCTATCGAAAGTGTGATTGAGGGTAGGGCATCAAAGGATCAAGAAGCGTATTCAATACAGGGTAGGTCGTTATCACGAACGCCGATTGCTGAGTTGGTGGCCTTGCGCGATAAGTACCGCGCCGAGTGGGTGCGAGAACAACGTGCTGAACGAATAAAAAATAATTTAGGCCATAGCGGTGTCATAAAGGTGCGCGGATGAAGAACCCATTTAAAAGAAAAAAAGCAGTCCAGAAAAGACCAATGCGCCGTCAATTTTCAGCGGCAAAAATAGACCGTTTAACCTCCAGCTGGACAACCACCCAGCAATCAATCAATAAAGACTTACAAGCTGGCGGTAAAGTCTTGCGTGCAAGGGCGAGGGATTTAAGTATTAACAATGATTATGCGCGTAAATATTTACAGATGGTGGTATCAAATGTTGTTGGCTCAAAAGGCATTATTTTGCAGGCTAAAAGCAAAACAACTAAAGGCAAGCTGAACGTCAAGGCTAACCGCCAAATCGAGCAAGGTTGGCAAGAGTGGTCGCAGGCACGTAATTGCGCTTGGGATGGCCGCCTTAGTTTTATCGAGATGCAGCGCCTTTTTGTTGAAAGCGCGGCTCGCGATGGTGAGGTTCTTGTGCGGCTCATTAAAGATGAATCCAAGTATGGGTTCAAGTTGCAGTTTTTGGACGTTAACCGTTTGGATGAGAATCTTAATAAAGATTTGGGCAATGGCTTAGTCATTTCTATGGGTATTGAATTTGATACGACCGGCAGGCCGGTTGCCTATCATTTAATTAATAATCTTGATAATCAAATTAACGCCGGCCAGCGCACTGAGCGCGTACCAGCGGAAAATATTATTCACGCATTTATGGGCGAGCGTCCAGAGCAGATAAGGGGTGCAAGTTGGATGGCCAGCGCCATGTCAAGAATGCAAATGCTAGGTGCTTATGAGGAAGCCGAACTGGTGGCGGCACGCGTTGGCGCTTGCAAGATGGGTTTTTATACTTCTGAGGCTGGTGATAGTTTTATTGGTGAGGAAGATGAGTTGGGTAATCTAATTAGTGAGGCAGAGGCCGGTATTTTTGAACAACTACCAGCCGGCACTAACTTTACCAGCTTTGACCCTACACACCCAACAACGGCATTCAAGGATTTTAACAAAGCAATTTTACGCGGCATTGCATCGGGGCTGGGAGTTGCCTACAACTCACTATCGTCAGATTTAGAGGGTGTCAGTTATTCATCCATTAGGTCTGGAACGATAGAAGAACGCGATCAATGGCGCGTGAAACAAAACTGGATGATTCAACATTTTATGAACCCTTTATATGAAAAGTGGTTATCAATGCAGCTGCTTAATAATTCCATCGGCTTGGACATGATTAACTTTGATTCGCTAATGGAAATCAGATGGCAGGCTAAGTCGTGGAATTGGGTTGACCCATTAAAAGATATTCAAGCCAGCATTCAAGCAATCAATGCTGGATTAAAAACAAACAGCGAGGTAATAGCAGAGCAGGGTGGTGATATAGAGGACGTATATGACCAGCTTGCTTATGAACAACAATTAGCCAAAGAAAAAGGCTTATTTTTAAGTGAAGTAGTGAAAGAGGGGGTAGGAAATGAAGAAACTATTAACGGGTAATTTAACCCGATTTTACAACTTAGATCGTAGTGCAATCGATGAGGAAGCACGAACGGTGGGTTTAAGTTTTTCAAGCGATGTTCCAGTCGAGCGTTGGTTTGGGATGGAAGTGTTAGATCACTCTCCTAAATCAGTCGATTTGGAGCGTTTGAACGACGGCGCACCGCTTTTGATGGATCACAATATTAACGATCAAATCGGTAGAGTCGAATCTGCAATGGTGGATGGCAAACGCGGAGTAGCAACTGTGCGT